TACGCGATTTGTATTATTATCGCAGCATTCGTCGCCTACCTTGCGGACGGTTTGCTTAATGGGTGGGACTGATGGCGATATTGAAAAGGCTGTTTGACGCCGTCGGATTTGCGATAGCATTAGTGGTGATTTGGGTATTGGTTGTCGGGCTAATCTTTCAAATGCATTGGAGGGGGAAAAAACTATGATCGACTGGACAGATAAAGCACTTGACGCGGCGGTAATGGCAATGGGTGAGGGGTCGTATCCCCGCCTGTCTTGGGGCAATCGCCTGAAATGCCGCGAAGACTTTAGGAAGATCCTCAACGCCGCCATAGAGGCGCAAGAGGCAAACTGCGAAGAGTTCGACGTAGACGAAGTTACTGACGAAGGCGAGGAGGAAGAGGACTTTGAGCTTCTTGTCGAGAGGCCGCCGGCAACAAAATCTTATTTGATTGAGATGACGGTAGAACAGCTGGACGCAATTATAATTCAAGAAATGAAAGACACGTATCGTATTTGCAAAAATTTTATTTCGGAAACAGGCGACGAAAAAGTAATGGAAGCGGCAGGTGTAATCCTTAATTATTTTATGTCGCCTGAAGAATATGACGAGTGGTTAGAAGAAATTGAGGGTTGATGTCGATGTCAGAAACCAAAGAAGATCCTATCGCCTTACTGGCGGAGGAGATTAAGAAGTTACGAAAGAAGATTAAAAAATTGAAGCACGCCGTGAGGGGAATAAAGAAATGACGGAAGAGAAAAATACTTAGATAGGCTACACATTTCCATAATATGACGCACGAAGCTTACAAAAGGCAATCAAATGAGCAATCCAATATTTGTCCCGGCATACTGGCCGTTGTTTAAAACGCATGAGCTACGGCGGTTTGATTATACGTCTCCAGACGAGCCGTCATTTACGTCAGTGTTTTCGTATGACACTGGCAGCGACAGTATGCTTTACAATAATTACGACAGAGACGGCGTTTGGCTTAACAAGTGGTATTACCGGTATAATGTTGGGTCAGGGATAAATGAGTGGCGTGACGACTATCCGGGAGACAAGAAGGTTGTCATGCTGCCGCCAATTGGCTGGGGAGAGTTTCAGGGGATACCCTCGCTATACGAAAACAAGCCGCAGTTTAATCCATTGATGTGTTGGCCGCCGGCGTTTGGGTCAGGAGAGCAAATTGTTGCGTTTGAAGAGCAGACGTCAATGATCGTGCAAAACGTCCATTACGACGACGTTATTGTCTTCTCTTACCTGCAATCGTGGAACGGCAAGCCAGCAACAGGCGCGAGATACTGGATGGCGTTAGGCATTGGCCCAATCGCCACGCAATTCATCACGCAAGACGCGACAGACAGAACAAAGCTCATTACAACATCACGCTGGGACGCAAAGGTGACAAGATACAATGTCTGATACAGATCACAGAGGAATTGCAATAAAGGCGTTTCTTAGCCGTATGGTATACGAAGAGCCTACAAGAGAATTGATGGATGAAGCCGCAGATCTTATTGCGGCATTGTATGACACAAAAGAGTTTTGGTTTGAGCAGCACAAATTGATGTCTGATTTGATATATGAGGAGATAAGAAATGGCTTCGCGTCCACGGAAGAGCAAAACACCCCCCACTAAGGCAGACAGAGGCGTCCCCGTCTCTGCCTACACGCCACCGCCGTGGCAATGCACTGAGGGCTGCTACCTCGCCGGCAAGGAAGCGCTTGACGAGGCAGATCACCTTGGCGAGGAGATGGAGCGGTATTGGGGCCGCGGGCGTCTGAGGCTCCTGGTCAATAAGGAGCTCGCGGAAAGGTTTGACCGTCAGAGATACCTGACGGCTCAGGCCCGCTGGGAGGGTCAGCTGGAAGACGTCAAGCGAGAAGCTGGCCGCATGGTGAAGGCATACCGCGCGCTGGATAGTGCTGCAAAGGCCGTAGGAGCGTCACCAGTAGACGATGAGACGTGGGAGGCTACTATCCCCCACGGAGTAATGGAAGGCACTGTATTGGTCATTGTGAAGAATGAGGAGGCTATTCCTAAGGTCACGAAGACTGTTGACGGCAGGAATGTTGTCGTCATGACGCTCAAAGACATTGCGCATCACATCAGCATGGATCACGACTTGCTGCAGATACGCCAGTCATTTCCGGGGGCGGCAGTGGAGGCCAGGTCACGGATAATAGACCCCCTGCAGCCATCTTTGCGTAAAACTGAGGATGGAGTAATAGACGTCAGTGTTCCGATCGACGGCATACAAGGCTTTCCAGACTGGGAGTATGGGGATGAAGTGCCCTTCTGACGAAGAAGAAAAGACGCCATTTAAAATTGAGAAGGTGACAAAAATAGTTTTGGCCTGCAATCACTTTGTTGCTAATGCGCCGGTAGACGAGACTATGCTGCCGACAACGTCGTCAAGCAGGCGAAAAATCCCAATGTCATTGCCCAGGGTTAAATTCCTGGAGGGGCCTGATCCAAAATAAAAGGCGGGGAAATCCCCGCCCTTTTTATGCGACAGCGTCAGCCTCTTGTCTCAATTCGTGGCACACAACTTCAAGCAGCCAGTCTCTGTCAATTGCTCCCTCCTTCAAGCCGTGCATGACAATAGCCACGAGGCGTGGCACTGGGTGCGTCGCGGAAAGCCAGGAAGTAACCTGACGCGGTGTCTTGCCTGTAATGGTAGCCAAGTCATTATTTGACAGACCTTGGGCCGCCATTGCTTGTTTGAGCTCTAGAGGGGACATAGCCTTCTCACTCCTGGTTTTGCTTGTTCGTGTCCCTCCCGCTTTGCCTGTAGATAGTTGTGGACGTCAAGCTCTGTCCAATTGGGGGAAGTGTAGGTCGGATCACGACGCGTAAGCTTGCAAAACTCTTTCCAAAGATTTGGGTTAATCTCCCAGCAAGGTTCTAGCGACACGCTGCACATATCAGTCTCCGTATTTAGTCATGAACCAGACAACCAGGGCGGCGCTTAACACACCGCCCACTAAGAACGATAACGCTACTACAATTGTGGCAAGCGTCTCGCACATCAGTTGTCTCCGACAAAAAATCCGTAGCGTGGGTTAAGGATCTTGAAGCCTTGGTAGTAAAGATGCAAAGCAAGATCTCGTGCAGGTCGGTGGTCGACTGCAATTCCGTTTCTCATATGCGCCCACTCATCTACTTCTATCTCATTCTCAAAGAACTCTTTGGCTGCGTCTGACACTGGTTCGAACATCCAAATGGTCGCAAAGCCCTCAGCGTGAACCAATACGTCTACGTCACTTGTATCTATATTTGTCATGTCAATCTCCATCAGTATCTGTCGGAATATTCGTCAATTTTGTGCTCAGCTATTTCTGTCCAATTAACCTGGTTAATAAATGCCAAGGCGTATTCAGCTGCTAAATTTTGTTGGTTCAGTCCTCCGTCACCGCATTGGGATAAAATGGTTTCTTCAGCGTATTCTTTTAGGCACAACCCAATATTGTAAGCGTCATCATCTAATGAGCGCCCAAGTATTTCGTAAGGGTCAAAGCTGTCGAACAGCTCAAGGTTAACGCGCCACGTCGCGTAATTTGTCCAGCCATTGTATTTATTGTCTGACATATCAATCTCCATTATTTATACTGACCATTGACTAAACGCTGCACTCTAAAGATCTGGTTATTTTTTCTGTATACTTCCATCTGGAACGCAATGGACTTGACGTCCCAGGCGTGGGTGATGACAAGCCATTTGTTGTTATACATGAGCTGCAGGCGAAATTCTGGATATACGCGCATGTCAATCTCCATTGGTCTCATCAGTGCCCGCGTGACGGACAGACGGGGCGGACCCCGTTTCGACCTTATGCCGCGTCGGCTAAAGACGCCTTGACGCGCAGGGTGGTGATGACTTTGGTCTCAGTGACCAGCGCGACGTCCTCAGGGCTAAGCAGCTCCTTGACCAACGTAGCGCTGACGCTGGAGCGTGGAGCCTTGGTGATGTTGACTGTGAAGTGCAGGCCAACAATAGCGTCGAGGGATGGGTCCTGGTTAACAAGCGCGTAGATCTCTTCCTTGATCTTCTCCAGGTCTTTGGCTGCCTTGTCAGCGATAACCTTGGCTTGAGCGTAACGGTCAGCGAGGATGTTGAGGTTTGTCATATCAATCTCCATACAATGTGTGTTTCGATGATTTGAAGGTAGAGGAAGTTACTTCCTATGTCAATACACTTAGTGCGTTTTTTTAAAAATATTTTGGCCCCCCTTATTGGGGGACCATGACTTCGATCAGTGAAGACTTGGCTCTTGTTGCCGCCACGTAGCATAGGTTGTCTTCCTGGTCCTGCTGCCACTTCTGCGTAGCGTAGGGGCTAGGCAGTGTGCCTTCACGGTCAAGCCAGTAAACCGTCTCCCACTCGCGGCCCTTTGCCTTGTGGATGGTGCTGAGCGTCAGCATGTTGCTGACATTGTCCTCGAACAAAGACTGGATGCTGTCGACCACTGCCTCAATGCTGTCGTTGCCAGCCCTGCGGCATTCGCTAGTGATAACCATGATCGTGTCAGCCTGGTCTTTAATCTGCTGAGCCAGTGCGCCATTGCCCTTGGCCTTAGCGCGGACGATCTGAGCCTCTGACCAATTGGTGACGCGGGTCTCAAGGCCATGCAGCGTCTTGGCTGTCTTCCACTTGGTGGCCAGGTTGATCAGGCCCTTGCCAATGTCTCTGCCTTCTACCTTGCAGGCGACACGGGCGCGGATGAGCTCGAAGGCCAAAGAGACAAGAGGCTTGGTGTTGCGGCACAAAATAGCCGCGGAGCCATCCAGGTCATTGCGTCCAAAGATGTCAGCGCGGTCAATAACACTGTAGGAGCCTTCAGGAGCGCTGTCGTGGGCCTCAATGTGATTAACCCACTGGTGAGCCACCCTGACCACTTCCTTAGGGCATCGGTAGGTCACTGTGAGCGGCATGTCGACCGCATTGAAGTCTTCCTTGATCAAGTCAAGAGCGTCAGCGTCAGCGCCAGTGAAGCCGTAGATCGCCTGACGACGATCGCCAACTGCCACAACCCGACCGCCTGGCGCAAGCAAAGCCTTAACCAAGGCGCGACGCGCTGGGTTCGTGTCCTGGGCTTCGTCAGCGAACACCCAGGGATACGTCCAGAAACGCAGCTTCAGGAGAACAGGCAGGTAGACCATGTCGTCAAAGTCAACGATCGACGTGGTGCTGTTAGACTTCTTGAGGACCTCAATGGCCGTGGCAACAATATCGCCCAATCGCTTCTCAGCCTTGTCGGTCTTCTCATTGGCTAGGATGTCGAAGTGCTCGGCAATCTCATACCACTGGGAGGTGTCGTCAATAGCGCCAAAGACACCCAGGGCGCGCTGCTTAGCCAGAGACACAAGGTTAGCCACGATCGAAGAAAACAAGCGGACGGCATGCTCTGGGTGAGCTGACTTGCCCATAGACACCAGTATGTCTGTGACCTTGTTGCCGTCGACGCGGACGCCTGGGAATGATTTTTTGTATGCGCCAAGGCCAAAGCCGTGAACCGTATTGGCATTGGCTTTCTGCCAGTCAATCTTGCGCGCCTTGAGCTTGCCCTTGATCTCGTCAGCAATTTTGCGGTTGTAGGCAAGAATAGCGACTGGCTTGTCAGTGCGCTCGACAGCCTCGATCAGTGTGGTGGTCTTGCCAGCGCCAGCGACAGCCTCAAGAACGCAAGAGCCCTTGCCGGTCTCAACCCAGTCTAGGAAGGCAGCTTGTTGTGGTGAAGGGATAAAGGCCATATCAATCTCCATAAAATCTAAAGGACGCCGTAGCGCCCTTTGATTGGTATAGAAGTTACTTCTACTTGTCAATCTTTATTTTTATCTAGCCAATTTAATTTTGGCAGACTGACTGGCTTTTCAGCCGCCCGCCGCCTGGCTTGAGCGAACATGGACTTGCGCTTGTATTCCTCGCGGTATTCAGTGTCCCACTTCAGTCTGTCCGCCCTCTCAACAATGTTGCGGTATCCCTCGCTGTCAAGCTTGTTTTGATACTCGACGGAGGTCAGTGTGCCGTTATCTAGAATAGCCATATCAATCTCCAAAAAAGTTAGGGTTCAGCAGTAATTGAGCTTCCATATAAGACTGCAGGCAGTCATGTATCTGCCGGCAGTGTGTTGGGTTGTCTGGGTCAGACCACAGATCGTTAGCCGCCTTGCGTATCAAATCAATTGACTTGCACCTGACTTCCTTCAGGTGATCCGTCAGTATATTCTCGTGCTGCGTCATAATGGTCTCCGTCTGATTTCTGCTTTGGTTTAAGTTCTCTGATTTTGCGCCTGAGCTCTCCTGTCTTCCAGCTGTAGATGTCAGCGAAGGGGATCACCAGCTTCCCCTTCTCTCCGTAAACAACGATGACTTCCCTGTTGCTGGTGATCTCGTAGCCAATCTTCTCATAGTCCACGAGCATTCTCATAAAGGTTATAAGCTTCATGCCGTCACCCAATTTGGAGCCTGCGCTTTAATTGTTTTTCTCAAAGGCATCAAAACACCAAGGCCATCTACCTCCTCACCAAATGACAAGAGCGCCGGGCCGTCGCCATTGTGGGCAATAGATACATGCGTCTCAGAGCCAGTGAGCGCCTTGGCCACTTTAGCAAAGTCACCCAGGTAGGTCATATTGAACTGGGCAGTCTTGCCGTCGACTTCTTTCGGGATAATGCGCTGCCAGTCAGGGAAAGTGCCGTCAATCACACTAAATGTGATGGTAGAGCCGTCGTGAGTTATAGACCATTGGTTGAATAACTCATCTCCTGGCTTTAGCGTCGCCAAGGGATCTTTCTTGTTCAGCTTGATCTTGGCAATGATATCCAAGGGTATAATGATATTAAACGACTCTCCGTCGTATGGCTGCAGCTGACGCAGCGCCAAGAGACGGTGTCCGTCGGTGGCCACAATAAATACGCCCTTGGCAGAAGCCAGGATGGCTACTCCTTTAAGGTAGTAGCGCGTCTCCTCCTTTGAGGCACACATAGCGGCAGCTTTAACGAGCTTAAGATCGAGTTCCATTTTCATCTCCATATCAATATTCAAGTGGGCTTTTCGTAACAGCGCCTCTTTCGTCAATTTCAGCGCACCAGCAGTCTAGGTGATAGCTAAACCAAGCGCCGCGCAGTAAACGGCCCTCGTTGTTTAAGTAATCCCAGGTCGCTGATGGGTCATTGTCAAATAGTTCAGTCTCAACTAACAGCTTCATCATTCATCTCCATATCAATATCAATAACCAAGACCTACAGGAAGTTACTTCTACTGTCAATAGGCTTTTTTCTAGCATTGCAAAAAAAATATTAGTGCTTGACATGGCCCGCAGTCGTATTGATGGTGCAAGCGCCTGAATGTATTCGTATCGAAATGGAGGCATAAGTGACAAACAATCAGCTGAAGGCTCTTGTTGAGCGTATCGAAAAGCTTGAAGATGAGAAGACAATAATCGCTGAGGACATCAAAGAGGTTTACAGTGAAGCAAAAGGAAATGGCTTTGATCCTAAGATCATCAAGAAGCTTGTATCTCTTCGCAAGCAAGACGCTAAGAAAAGGGCTGAAGAGCAGGCTGTTCTCGCGTCTTACATGGACGCTCTGGGGATGTTGGCGGGCACCCCCTTGGGAGAAGCCGCGGTAAAGGCTATATCTAAAATAAATAAGCCTGATGGTTACGCAGAAGAGCAGTTCTGACAAACAGGCCAGGATGTGATATCATGTCCTGGTCATCATATTGTGGGTTGAGTTATGGGTAAGGAAGTAAAACAGAAGCGGCCAGTCGGGAGGCCAAGCAAGTATAAGCCTGAGTATTGCGAGCGAATTATTGAGCTTGGCAAGCAGGGCTATAGTCACGCTGAGCTCGCCGCAGATCTCGAAGTAGACAAACATTCTATGTATCGTTGGGCGGAGCAGCACGAAGATTTCCGCACTGCGCTACACGCGGCTAAGACTTACGAGCAAGCTTGGTTTGAGCGTGAAGCCAGATCGAACATGAAAAACAGGGACTTTAACGCGAACCTTTGGTATCGCTCTGCGGCATCTCGCTTCCGCGAAGATTACACTGAACGCAAAGAGACAGCGGTCACTGGCGCTAACGGCGGACCAGTGCAAGTGCAGTCGCAGGTTGTTGACGCAAAGACGCTGACGCCTGAGCAGCGCAATGCATTAAGAGAAATTTTGATTGCCGCTAAAGAGGCGAAGTGATGACTGAAAACGAGCGCACAA